CCAACAAAATCACTTACCTTGTTCATCTCTACCCTTTTGCAATACTTCATACATGGCATTTAATGATCTGTGGTCCTCAACTCCCCAAAATACAATCATGCTTGGAAAAGGTGCAGAATTAGGTTGGTCATTAAATTTTAATCTACCTCGTATAAAATATATGTGTGATTTATTGTATATTGAATTATGAAACCATTTAGTATCAGTTCTACTTGGAAGTAAAGCTACTGTCATTCTTTGATGATCTTTCCATTGCTTATATGCTTCTGCGCAAAAAAGCCCTATTTGTCTGCCATAAGGTGGATTCATATAATTCATTTTACCCCAGGGATTATCGAAACAACTTCTTTCTATAGTAAAATAATTTTCACATAAAAAATTGCTATCATTAGCGCATACATCTGTATCAAAACTGAAAAAACTATCTAATGACTTAAATAGCCAATCTGGTGTTCGCCAATTATGCAGTTCGGATCTAAACGCTAAGTCCACATAAAATTGCTCTTTTCTTTTAGCCATATTGCTTCTTTTGCAATTCAGCTAATTCTAACAATCTTTCAAATACCTGCCAACCCCAGTCTAATCTTTCTAGGGTAATATTGTGTTCTTCAAATCCATTACCATTTTTATCAATTCTTAGAAGCTTACCCCCCTGCAGCTTTTGTCCAGTTTGCTTTTCATACATATATCTGTATGCTGCTAGCTGCACAATGAACTCAGAATAAACTCCTTTTGAAGTTTTTAAATCACCTATGTATAACTTATCATCAACTTTAAGTATTAAGTCACAAGTCCCCCCAACGCATAAGTCATCATCAATAAGTTTAATCTCAGACTCTACATATTCAGGTTTGACTTGTTTATCCCAATCTTTGAAAGCAATAAAAGCTAACTCAGCTGCTTTAATCTGATTTTTAGAATAATCATCTATTTCAGTATCAAGTCCTTTAATATAGTTTTCACAAAGCAAGTGAGCTAATGTACCAATCTCGGCTGCTTCATTCATTACCTTAGTAGCATCCTCACCTTTCATTGCCTGGCTTTTTGCCCAATTTACTAGGACATTCTTATTCCATCCTAATTGATTACCAATAATGGTAGTAACACTTTTGACTCTTACTCCATCTGATGTTTTATATACTGTATGTGCTTTAGTTTTCATATAACTCCTCTATCATTAACTTTGAAATTTTCCTGGACTTAACAATCAATGGCTCTTGGCTTGAACTAACAAGAGCTTCAATTAGATCAGCTACTCTTACTTTGCTGTATTGACTTGCACATGTTAATGTGTGATAAGTTTCAGGTCTTAATCTAATTCTGTGTTTTGCTGATAGTGCTTTTGATTTATGCCTAACATTTGCATCAGGTTTTAATTTCTTTATCAGCTTATATTCTAAATCTTTTGCTTTACCTACAGGTAGATATTTTACTTTAACATATCTCCAGGACTGTTCATGCTTTAATAATCTATCAAATATATCTTTAGAATATCCAATATATTTTAAATCTTTTTTACCTGTGTACATTACATAAACGCCAGATGCTCTTTTGACTCTATCTATCTCGCGTTCAGTAGTCCAGCTCATTTACCCCATACTTCCTTTTTTACTAATAGAGATATAATAGCATAATTTGCTAGATCCATATATGTATCTTCCAATGATTCAAATTTTATATCATCATCTTTAAAATCTTTTTTTAATATATTTTGAATGCGTTGTATTTTATCATTCATTCTAAACCATAAGCCAAGTAAAGCCATCTTTCTATCTTCGTACTTTTCCATGTCCCCACTTAAAGAAACATTAGTCAGTCCATACATAGACTGCTTTTTAATAAAAATAGTGTACATCTCATCTGTAATAGTTTTAAATGTATCACATGTTTTTTGTATTTCTAATTGTAATTGTTCTAAGTCGTTTGCCATTAGTCTAAGCTTATGTGGTTATTTTGTATGAAGTTAATTAATTTTTTAAGGCCTTTTTCAGTAAAGCAATAATATCTTTGCCCTCTATCACGCCTAGTCATTAGTATGTCAGAATTTGTTTGTCGAAACCATTTAGGCAAATCTCTGCGTCTTTTACATTGTACAATAAATTTCTCATTTCTAAAAGACATGCGTAAGTCGCAATCTGCTGCTTCGCCAATAGAGCGCCCATCTGACATGAACGCTCTTTCAGCATTAGGGTTGAAGTCTGAAAAGACATCTTCCAATGCCCTAACAGATTCATACTCGAATTGATTTCCTTTGCGTTTAGACTTACTCGTCATTATCCGCACCGAATATCTCATCGATTTCTTGGTTTAATAGGTCTGTTTCCAGCTTACCTAAAACATTTAATACAGCTTTGGATCTGCTTAAAAGTTCTTCTTCAGAAAAAGTAGATGGACTAATAGACCAACCAGCAACTTTAACAGCTACCCCCGCAACGATAGATGCTTCTCTTTGAGAGAATGTTCTACCCGCTGAAGTAGTAGTTGTAGCAGTTGAGGTTGTAGGTTGAGTAGCTTGAGAAGAGGTAGATGTTCCATTAGACTCTACTCTTTCTACTTTATGGTAAGTTCCCATTTTACCAGATTTTTGAATTTTACCAAATGAAAATGATTGTCCACTTTCAAGGCCAGCAAAGACTGATTGTTGCTTTTCGTTAGCAAAAAAAATCATGTCTTGCCCATTAACATTTAATGCATATTTAAACCATGGGCCATAATTACCAACACCCTCGGACTCTAATCCTTGGAATGTAGCTGTAACTACTTGGCCATTGTTTAATTTTAATTGATCGGTATTCATATTTAACTCCTAATCACATTTGCCTGTCATACATGAGTCATTGCCCCTTAGACTCTCATCAGGCATTTTGTTTTCTTTGGGCGTATAATTACCTGTCAGTATATCATGTAATTGTACTAACAAGATAAATTTTTTAGGTTGAGCTAATTGTTCTTCATACTGAAAATTATCTATTGATTCTTTAATGAAGTCAATTAAAAATGTTGATTGTTCTTCTTTTAATACTACTTTTCTCATAATTCTAAAATTTGGCAGGGGAAAAACAACAATGGAAAGGACTCGTAAAAACCCCCCGCCTTAATTAAATAATTCGTTATACTCTTTGTTTAATACTTGGCACACTCTATTTTTATATGTTTCTTGAAATGTTCTTTTTCCATCGATCATCAATGACATAAGAGATGGACTAACTTTGATTTTTCTTGCTAGCCACGCTTTACTTCTTTCTTCTTGCTCAAGTATGTTTATAATTTTGTTGAATTTCATGTAAGTAGTTTAATTACATTTGATTGGAAGTCAAAGAGTTTTTTGAAAAGGCAGATAAAAAAATAAAATTATCTGCCTTGTCCTCGGTATTTTTTCTTGTAGTATTTTTTTGAGTTTTTATTTCCAAACTTAGTATTTACACTCATGCCTTGTCTTGTTTTTTTCTTGCCATTTGTTTTTCTACTTCTGTCTTGAAATAAAGTTTTTCTCATTTTTTATATACTTTCTCTGCCCCTGCTATACCAAATGATCCTAATGTTACCCAAACAAAAGAATTATAGATATAGTCATTGACTAATAGTTCTATTCCTATGATACCCATTATTAAATCAACTATTCCAAAAACACACATTAATGCAAATGAAATAAATCCAATAATAGATTTCTCATTGTACTCGTTTTTATCTTTAAAGATACTCCACATATTAACACCCCCTTATAATTCTTCTTCTATGGTAAAAGACACAGAATATGCACCTGATGCAATTTGCTGAAATTTTAAGTCATCTTTAGTAAATCTTACTGTAAAATGATCTGTACCTAAAGTTCCAGAAAAGTCATTGTCTTCACTAAATAAAAAAGTATCAAATGTGCCATCAACTACATCATGTAAATTCTGTAGTTTTGTTCTGTCAGCTTCTGATAGATAGCTATATTTTAAGTCCCATGACTTTCTTAAATCGTGTTTTTTTACTGCGTATTTTTTACCGCTATAAGATTTATTTACTACTATGTCATAATTTCTACCATATCCAATATTAATATCAACATTGGTAGATGGCGTATAAGTTGTAGATGATTTTTTAAATCCTGCTGCTGTAACTGCCATTATATTTCCCTCATTTTAATTTTCATATTACCAATACTTCTTGTGACTGATGTAACAAAAAATTGTTTACCATTAAATGACTCACCAAAAGGCGCTGCTATTTGATTGCTGTGATTCATTGCAACAACATCACCCACCTCTATTATATAGAAAGATGGATTGACAATATCTGTTTCAATTAAAATTTTTGGTACACCTTGTATTGCATTATAATAATTTGCATAACCATCGTTTTTATTACCCCCACCCATATTACCATTAGCAGATCCTATCCCACCTACTAACATTTCTAATTCTTCGGTAATAACATTTTCATCGCTTTGCACATTATATTTTGTTCTAGGGTTATTAGTTGTATCAGTAAAAGTATCTTCGAACAACAACTCATCATTTATTGGATTTCTATCATATTTTATAATTCTTTTTGTTGTAAGACTGTCAAACTCTGTAATAGAAACTTTTGTACCTTTTATATCATCTTTTGTAAGCGTATGATCTGTTGATTCTGTATCTTTTATATAAATATATTGAGGACTTCCATCATTAGCTTTAAATCTAAAGATGAATCCCCCCTCTTTTTGAGATTGATCTAAAATATCTAAAAGATTTTCTGATTCACTTAAATAATAAAAGACATCCCAACTGCTTCTGGCACTATTTAAAGTAGAATAATTTTCTGGCTCAGCTGTGATACCAGCAAATCTATAAATTAAATCTCTATGCATTTGTGCTATATTGCTTACAATACTACTAGAATCCCAGGATTGGTCAAACCCATCAGTTCCTGTATAAAGTTGTTCTATATTTCTTACTGCATTAGAGTTAGCTAAGTTATCATCGTCGGTAATTTTAGTTTTGATGTCTAAATAAAAATCAAACAAATTCATAGTTAAGCTACCAGCTGATTCATCTTGGTCATCAGGTTGTAGCGCTCCTTGCACCTCAAATTTTATTTCAATCTTATCTGGGATTTGTCCATTAGAATTTGGAAAGTTAGTAGTGTTTAATAAATCTATAATATCGTTAGCAGCAGTTCTATTAGAGCTTTCAGTAGTTATAGTTTTTGTACTGCCAGCTCCCCCATAAGTAGCGCTTACCACTAATCTACCTAATAGTGTGCCACCAGGAGTTTCGTTATAACTCGTAATACCCCATTTTACATATAACTTACATTCTTGAATTGTATGCTCTTCTTTTACTATATCTTCAATATCATATTCAAAGGTAGTAGTTGTATTTCCTTGTGGCAATGTTACTGCCCAAGTAGAAGAAGTCCCATCATCATTGTCATAAAAATTTGCAGTATTTGTCGGTAATCCAACTGATGGGGTAACAGTTGTAATTTTCTGCACAGGTCTATACTTATAGCTTCTTTCTAAATCTAAACTAGTTTGTAAGACATTTTTATTACTATCTGTAGCACCCTCGTACACATTAATAGAATTGTTTTGTCTATTTTCTAATGGCGTAAATATTGG